CAATTCCTTTTGACCGAATTGATTATAAACACTTTGTTCATGATACGAAGAAAGTGCTTGATGATTTCAAACAGGTTATTGATAAGAAGTATTCTTCTGACTTTTCTGATTCATCTCGCCGCGCCGAGTTCTATAATGACCTTCGGGCTGAATGCAAGAAATACGTTAGTTCCTGTAATCCGGTAGTTGCGTATCTCGCCAAAGAGTTTGAAATGAGGAAGGCTGCTGATGAGCATCGGCGTTCTTCTTCTGCGCGAACTGGTGTTATCAATGTTGGCAAGCTTCATGCTTATAAGTATGAAGAAGATCTTTTTCTTCGCAAGGCAATTTTGCCGGATGCCAAGAATCATGGTCTGGTCATGTTCATTGACCTTTCCGGTTCCATGCAGTCAAACATGGCTGGTACTTTGGAGCAGTTGATTAATTTGGTTCTGTTCTGTAAGAAGGTTCAGATTCCTTTTGAAGTCTATGGATTCGGTGACGCTGGTAGTCGCAATGCTTCAAATGGAGAAGATTCTTCCGAGTATGTTAATCATGATGTTGTCATAGATGAGACTTTCTATCTTCGGAAGTATATTTCTTCGGACTTGAAACCGTCGGAATATAGGGATGCTCTTGAATATCTCTTTTACATGAAAAGCTTTTGGAAAACCACCATTTCCGGTTATAATAACAATGACGATGATTGGTTCAGGAAGTATTATGGTAATATTCCTCGGAATGATAATCTTGGTTCCACTCCGATGAATGATGCCATCATTACTGCTGTTGGTGTTGTCAACGATTTCCGCAAAAAGACCGGCGTACAGATTTGTAATACCGTGTTTCTTTCGGATGGCGAATCTAATCCGCTTTACTATTATCGTGAAGTTGCAGAGGATGGTTCTGTTGACCACAAACCTATTTCTCCTGGGTATTCTCGTTCGCGTAATGTAAATAGTTATCTGTATGACGAAAAGACTCGTAAGACTTTTCATGTTGGCAGTACCCGTGGTTATGGCAGTGATGCCTATCGTGCCATGACTGCTTTCCTTCTGGAAGGATTGGCGAATTACTGCAATGTTAAGGTTGCAGGATTTTATATCCTCTCGAAGCATGGCTCGAATGCAAAGAGCGAATTGGCTAGTCTTATGGATTTGAGTGAGACTACTATTGATGAAGCTTACGATACCTTGAAGAAGGATGGTGTGGTTGTGACCGGAAGCCCCGGCTATGATGCACACTTTGCTATTCCGGGTGGTAAGTCTCTTAGCACTGATGAGGAAAATATTCTCGATGGTGTTGAGGTGGGTGCCAAGGTTTCTAAGATTCGCGCTGCTTTTAAGAAGGGTTCAAAAAAGAAGATTCAGTCGCGTGTCTTGCTCACGAAATTTATTGATCTTATTGCTTAATAGATTTCATTTCATTTCAACTATATTCAAATTGATTAAATAAAAAGGTAAATATTAATTATGTCAAATACAAAACGTCAGGGTCGTGCTACAATAGCCGACAAGAATGCATTCATCGAATTGGCGGTGGCTGCACATGGTGCGACTATCACGAGAGCGCAGGTTCTTGAGATTGTTGAGGACAACGATCTTCCGGTTCCCACTTGGTTGATGAGCGGAAAGTATTCTGCTGGTCGCGGTCTTTATTCGGTGCCTGCACCGTTCGAGACTGGTGGAAGCGTTGCTGTTTCTGCTCCGGTTCCGAAGGCCGTTGCAGCAGTCAAGAAGAAGTCTGTTGCTGTCAAGGCAGTTGCTCCGGTGACTACTGATGATGATGTTGTTTCGGCAGCATCGTCTGTCCGCTCTCAGGCTCTTGTTAATCTGATTCCCGAAAAGGCGAAGAACTTCGTTCCGTTTGGTTCCTTCAAGGATGTGTTGAAGATTATCGGTTCTGGGTTGTTCTATCCTCAGTTTATTACTGGTCTTTCCGGTAACGGTAAGACGTTCGGTGTCGAACAGGCATGTGCCAAGGCGAAGCGGGAATGTGTCCGCGTTAACCTTACGATTGAAACCGATGAGGATGATCTTCTCGGTGGATTCCGACTGGTCAAGGGTGAAACCGTTTTCCAGAAGGGCCCTGTCGCAGAAGCGATGGAGCGTGGTGCCGTGCTTCTTCTTGATGAGATTGATCTTGCTTCCAACAAGATTATGTGCCTCCAGCCTGTGCTGGAAGGCAAGCCCCTCTTCTTGAAGAAGATTGGTGAAGTGGTTCATCCCGCACCGGGATTCACCGTTATTGCTACTGCAAACACCAAGGGTAAGGGTGACGATGCTGGTCGCTTCATCGGAACTAACGTTCTGAATGAGGCGTTCCTTGAGCGGTTCCCGATTACCTTTGAGCAGCCGTATCCTTCGATGGCAGTCGAGAAGAAGATTGTCGCAAAGGAACTCAAGCTTCTCGGTGTTGAGGATCAGGAGTTCGCTGACCGTCTGGTTGCATGGGCAGACACTATTCGGAAGACTTTTTTCGATGGTGGTGTCGATGAGATCATTGCGACTCGTCGCCTGATGCACATTGCAAAGGCATTCTCGATTTTCGGGGATAGGTTGAAGGCAGTCGAGCTTTGTGTTGCTCGCTTTGATGACGAGACTAAGGAGTCTTTCACCGAGCTTTACAAGAAGATTGATGCTGACGCTTCCAAGTCACCTGCGGACGATACCGATGCACAGGAGATTGCAGCGGACGATGCATCAGCGGACAAGGGTAGTGACGAAAAACCCGAATATGTTGCATTTTAATTAAAAGTAATGGCTCGTAGCTCAGTGGTTAGAGCATCCGTCTTATAAGCGGAATGTCGCGGGTTCAATTCCCGCCGAGCCTACCATCGACTATCACGTCATATGTTAGGCATTGAAAGCTATTGATAAGGAATTGATTTCATGAATCACCAACACACTCAGAAAGTATTGAATAATCATTCTTATGTTTCGGAGATTAAATTGAATGGAGCCATGTCATATGTTTCTCGCCCGCCTCGCCAACCCCAGCTTCCTGATTATATTGGAGCCGAGGGTGATCGAGCGAACTTCTTTTTGAAGTTTATTGAGAAGCGTGATACAACTCATGGCTATTCTGTTTATAATTTAATTGACGAGGCTGGTCATAAATATATTATTTTCAGTCATAGTCTTACTGACCCTGATGATAATGATTTGCAAGTTGGTTATTGTTATATTATAAGAGGAACAATTAAGAGGCATCAGGCAAACAGTTTCAAGAAAGGTCAGCGAACTCCCGTAAAGGAAAATGTTTTGAATCGCGTTATTGTTTTTAAAGTGATTGGCTCGAAAAAGGCTGCATATGTTAGGAGCACGCCTTTGGGTACCAACAAAGCCGTTAGGAGTCTCGGAGAACGCGCGGCTGCACATGTAGAAGGAAAATGAGGAAAGTTAAATTAAAGGCAAAAACCCGAAAGGGCAAAAACCGAATCCGACAGTTTGGCGAATGGTGGAAGGTTTGTAGAACCACGCCAACTGTATTATTTTCAACAGAAACACATGGTTCATGGGTTTTGTTGGAATCGTTGAATAAAAAAGATTGGCGATGGGTCAGAGAGACTGATGATCCCGATTTTGAAATCATTGAAAAAGAGAAAGAAATAAAATGATTAATTACGAAAAATTTGAAGAAGTGAGACAGGATATCTGGAATAATTTGCAGGATGAGATTCATACGCGAGAGCATGTTATTAATCCAGAGGTAAAGTCACTCATTGAACATTTGGTTGTGAATGTTCTTAATGATGTTGAAGAAGAACTGTTTGAGGATGTTTTTCATGATGATGAAATTGGATAAATTGTTCGTCAATGTTTATCTTGACGATGAAAGAACTGCTCCCTGGGATTGGGTGCAGACACATACGCCGCACCAAACGATTATTCTTTTGGACGCCGGGTGTGTTTCACATCTTTCATTGGATCATGACCTTGGCGATGATGCCGGAATCGGAACTGGATATGATGTTTTGAAGTGGCTGGAAGAAAAGGTTTTCACAGACCGTTATTTTACCCCGCCGCGCGAAATCAAAGTCCATTCTGCAAATGTTTCTGCTCGAAAGAAGATGGAGCAGGCAATTGTCTCGATTTACAGACGGTCAGAAGAAAATTACGAATGGGTAAGGGATTCAGATAGAGAATGAGTAAATTTGAAAAAGCTTTGTGGGTATTTAATATAACATTGATTGCAATTCTTTTTGTGGTCAATCTTACACGATAAGGAAAATAGAAAAATGAAAAAGACATTGATTAATGAAATTGTGGCTCCCCTTGTGGAATGGGAGAAATCGGTCAGACCCAAACTTGGAAGTTACGATAAGTCGAAGTTTGGTCTGTTGTTGAATAAGGTTCGGGATGATTTGAATAGTTTGTTTGACGACATGTTCGACCCGACAGATTCGTATTTTGATGAAAACTTTGCTGGTGCTGATGATGATTTGTTTGCATTGGCAGACAAGGATTGTGGCTATTGTGGTGGAGAAGGCCGAGTGGCTGTTCCGTTTGGTGAAGATGATTTTGAATATGAGATTTGTGAGTGTACAGGTGAGGTAGATTAGAAATGAATGAGAGGTAGATTAGAAATGAATGAATGCTACTGTGCAGTCTGCGACAAGTGGTACAACACAGAAGAAGTCGAGTTTCTTAATGTAGAAGAGAATGCCTACGGGCAGGATTCTTTTACATTTAAATGTCCGGGGTGTGGAAGCAAGGAAACTTCCTTGGTAAGATACATTCCGCGATTTGATTTTGAAAACTAATGGGAAATATATTGAAGAACGTAACAAATGCAAAGTATGTCGTAGAGACACATTGCTCTAACGGTAATGTGTTTCTTCACGGACCTTTCAAGTCTCATACTCTCGCGGAGAAGTATTGTCGTAAAGAGTATGATAAGGCAAAGTATGGGTCAACCACAATTCATACGGTTCGGGCGGTTCTTGCACCGAAGGGTTGGACGAGAAGCGTCAAGTAAATAAATGCCCCCGTAGCTCAGTTGAATAGAGCAATTGCCTTCTAAGCAATGGGTCGCAGGTTTGAGTCCTGCCGGGGGTGCCAGTATTAAAGGAAAAAGAAAATGAAAAATCCCTTTATATTCTTGTTTGTGTTCTTGCTTTATATCGGATCAATCTTTTTGCTTCCGTTTAGTAAAAAAGCTCGGCAGTTGTTTGTTGGAATTACAATTGTGATTTTGATTTATTTGTTTCTTTGGGCTGTTTTTATTTCTGGGTTTGCAGCATTGTATTGTTGGAGTGATCCGGCATGTAAATATTTGAATTAAATATACGGAGAAGTACCGAAGCGGTCAAACGGAGCAGACTGTAAATCTGCTGGCTCATGCCTACGGAGGTTCAAATCCTCCCTTCTCCACCATATATTCCCTGGTAGCTCAATTGGCAGAGCGCCGCGCTGTTAACGCGGACGTTGTAGGTTCAAGTCCTACCCAGGGAGCCATTTTTTTGCAAGCGTAACTCAATTGGCAGAGTGCTAGCCTTCCAAGCTAGATGTTGCGGGTTCGACCCCCGCCGCTTGCTCCATTTTTAGGGGCGGTAGTTCAATTGGTTAGAGCATCGGCTTGTCAAGCCGAAAGTTGCGGGTTCAAGTCCCGCTCGTCCCGCCAGTTTTAAATAGAGGATATAATTATGATATTGAATCAAACAGATATTGCCAATATCGTTCGCGAGTGCGAGCATCAGAATGCAATGTATCCGACAGAGATTGCTGGGATGGCTGCGGCATATGCAGAGGTCAAGAGTGCGTCACAGTCGGAAGCGTGGATTCGATACAAGCCTGTAGAGTGGATTCGCAAGTTGGCGACTCTCATTGAGCCGTACAACCGAGAAAGGTTTCGGGTCGGTGCAATTACAATTTGGGACGAGGAAACTGAAAGGTGGGAACCCCATCCCGATGGCGCTGTAAATCATAGGTTGATTCCGAGAGCCTTGGAAAGTTTGCTTGATGCCATTTGTGAAAAGCGCATTACTCCAGATGAATTCTATCAGGAGTTTGAAACGATTCATCCATTTGAAGATGGCAATGGTCGGGTCGGAAATATTCTTTGGCGCTATTTCAATTCGTTTGAGATTGGCGACAAGGCCTGGGAGTTGGAGAATCCTCCTTCCTATGTGAAGGAGTCGCAGGGCTTTGACCTCCGCGGCCGGCTTAACCCACTCCCGCTTACGCCAGTGGTTGCAGACAAGAATTAAATTTGGACCCTTAGCTCAATTGGTAGAGCATCGGGCTTTTAACCCGCAGGTTCTCGGTTCGATTCCGAGGGGGTCCACCATGCCGGGTTGGCGGAATTGGTATACGCAGGAGACTTAAAATCTCCCGACCTAACGGTCTTGTGGGTTCGATCCCCACATCCGGCACCACGGGGATTAGCTCAGTTTGGTAGAGCATTCGTTTTGGGGGCGAAAAGTCGCAGGTTCAAATCCTGCATCCCCGACCATTTTTTTTAGAAAGGTATAATAATTAATATGACGTTTTTTACTGGTATTTGTATTGGATTTGGTGTCGGCGGTTGGCTGGCATATTTTATCATTCGTGGAATGAGGTATTAAAAAAATGTATATAATAAAAGAAAAAGCGCAAAGCGGTATTCATACTATTTATCATGGTCCGTTTAATTCCATTGTGGAAGTTAATAAATATCGTAAGGAGATCTTTCCAGAAAATAGTGTTAATCACGTTCTGAATTTGTGGGATTTGCGGAATGATAATATCAATAATGATGAAGGCAAGTGATATATGGCAATGAATCAAAAACGTCCGGTTCGCAGTGTTTACACCGAACACCAAAAGGAAAGTATTTGTTTGCCTTTGTTGGCAGGAAAGGTGAAGTGTGCAAGTTGTGGTTGTCATTATGTTGATGAAAGTGTAGAGATCACTGACCGTAGCATTCGCCGCGACCACCGCCGCCGCATACCCGGCGTTGGCTTGGCATATGTTGATAAGAAACGTACTACAACCGTGTTGGCAGAATATGCAAAGCGTCTAGCGATTTTGGGTTTTCATGAATATAATCCTGATTCACTTAGGTTAGACCTTCGGTGTATTTGCGGGCATGTTGGTATTTATATTTTGAAGCCGAATCCGTTTTATGACCATTATGAAAATTATGCATTGGAGGCTTAATTAAAATGGAACTTGTATTTACTTTAACAATTGCGCTTGTGGTATTTTTTGTTGGATACTGGGCTGGATATTTGATGAATGTTGAAAATTACGTTAACCAATTAAAAGCTGCCGAAAAAAGATGTGACGAATGGCAAAAAAATTCAGAAGAATGGAAAAAGCTTACACTTGAAGCAGTAGATAAGGCAGGGTATTTTTATGGTCTTTGTCTAAAATATGAAAAATTACTTGGGGATGATTTTGTTATTAAGGATGATGAAGACCCGGAGGATATAGTTTGGAATTAACAAAAGAGAATCGAAAGGCTCGCAAGATAATAAGAAGTTTTATTGACCATGCAAATTTACATGGTCATATTTCTGCATTTCCAATTCGTGTTTCCTTTAAATCTTCATCTTATATGGATGGTTCGTGGGGACATGTTAATTTAAGAGGAAGTGAAAAAAATAAGTATCTTGAATTGGCTATAAATGAAGAATATATGAAAACTTCTCATGGGCGAGAATTGTGTATGGTGATATCTGTACATGAACTTGCCCATGCATTTACATGGGCAAGTGATGAAAAAGTAGAAGAAGCAAAAACAGAAAAATATGGGGATCATGGTCCCGAATTTGGTGTTGTCTATGCTCAATTGTGGACAGACCTGATGGATCAGTTTGAGATTCCCGGTTTTGATTACACGGAGGATGAAAATAATGTTAACGAAAATTGAAAACTTTTTGGATGATGAAAAAATAAAATTATTGATTGATTTGGCAAATGAACTTCCACCAAAAAAAGATAGTGACGGAGGAATGGCGCGCACAATTTATGATGATGTGACTTGGCCAGGCGGTGAGCCGTTTACTAAAAAACAAAGAAGTGTAATGCGTACTATTCTTTTTGGTGATGAATCTGCGCTTGATAAGGTAATGAAAAAAGTTACATGTACGGAGTTTGTGAACGTTTTCACGACTATTAGTTCTTATGAGAAAGATGATTTTTATGATTGGCATATGGATACTTTAACTGATGGCGCTGGAAAAGCAGTAAAAATAGCATATACAATGTTTTTAAATGAACCAGAAGATTATGAAGGTGGAGAATTGGTAGTGAGGCATGAGTGGGGCGAAACTTCAATTAAAGAAAAAGCTGGAACTGCTGTATTTTATCCTTCTTCTCAGTTACACAAAGTAAATAAAATTGAATCTGGTAAAAGGCTTGTTGTTCTTGGATTAATTAATTGTATGATTGCTTCTCCACAAGACCGTTATCTTATGTTGGAAATGCAAGATTGTATACGGTGTTTGGATGAATATTCTTCTGACAATGAAGATATAGATTTAATTACTCGCCGTTTAAATTTTGTTGTAATGGAAATGCATAAGCGGTTCATAAAAATATAAATAAAAGGAAAATATATTATGAAGAAAGTTGAAATTGAAGATAACAAGACAGTTGAAGAACGCATGGAGGAAATTTCTGAAAGGCGTGAACACCTTGATATTCTTTATAAGAAACTAGAGCGTTCGCTCGTAATTCAGAAATTGTGTCCGACTGCATTTGAGCATGGTAGTTGTACTGCCTATTGGTTTACGGATGGGGGTGAAGCATTCTATAAAGTTCGTAAGGGTGATGGGACGACTATCACGTTTGAGTTTGATGATGTTCCCGAGTCTATCAAGTTGGAGGAAGCAAAGCAGCGCAGTCTTTCGCAACACAGAGATATGAAGCGTCAAGTAAATCGGAACCCTGGTGAAAATGGTCCGCTCGGAATGGCACTTCGGAAGTTTCTTAATAAGAAACGTATGGATAATGCCAATAAGATTAGTGGGGAGTATCATTCAAAATGATTGAATGGGTGATTCGATTTCTGACAGATTCTCCGGCACCGTTGATCATTGCCGGGATTTTGTATTTGTGTCAGACAGTTGCATATTTGAGACAGGGCGAGTATGGAATGGCAGTTGCATTTTGTGCCTATGCCCTTGCCAATGTTGGTTTTGTCTATGATTTTTTAAGGAGATTTAATTAAAATGAAAACGTTTAAAGATTTTCACGAAAAAATTATATCTTGGGATGATATTATTAATTCCAAGACTCGTGATGAATTAAATGAAGTTTCTCTTGGAAGAGTGTATCAGCATGTAAAAAAGGAAAATATTGATTCGTGGGCAATTCTCACTTCATATCGTGATGAGAATAAACCATCAAAAAACAAATCTGATTTCAAGAGACTTCAACAGCAGGTTCGTTCTGCCAATCTTGGTTTTTTTAAATTGGTTGGCCACGGACAAGAAGAGGATGAGACTGGTGAGGTTCAGTCTGTAAAAGAACCCTCGCTATTTGTTCCGGGTATTGATTATAATTTGGCAGTCAAGTTGATGAATGAATATAATCAATTTGCCATTGTATATTCTGGACCCGAAACAAATGGGAAGGTGTCTTTGGTCGAAAAGGGTGGAAAGCAAACTGACCTTGGTAAATTTAAACCACAAAAGATTGCTCAGTTCTATTCTAAGGTTAAGGGCAAATCGTTTGTATTTGAATTAAAGGCGAGTACAATTAATGCTTCCAGGGCGTTGGTTCTTTCTGGAAGAAGTATTCCCGGCATTGATGTATAAGGAAAATAAAATGAATTGTGATGTATGTGGTAATGATGTTCAAAAAAATGAAGATGCAACGCATCTTGAGGCAATTGTCAATGAGAGTCCTATGACTGTTTTGGTTAGTGGGGTAAGACACATTCTTTGTAGTCCATCTCGCGCACAGTATATTGTGCATGAAAATTTTACTCCTGTGGTTGATGATCGTCAGGCATATGACAAGAGACTTCTTCCCAAAGATATGAGAATTAGAAGAGAAAAGGAATGGACGAATGCCTGGGTTGAACTTGTTGGTGAGGAAATATAATAATGACAATTAAAAGATATATGCATAATCCATTAAAATATTATAAATTACACCCCGATGTAAAGGCACCAATATTTGCCACAGAGGGTTCAGCCTGTTTTGACCTTCATGCATTTATTCCTGATGGGACAGTAGTTGGCTCCTATGATTCCTGGGGAGATTATAGAAAAGAAGAGGTTAATGAAGAACTTTTTTTGACAAAAGGAACTCGCGTTCTTGTTCCAACAGGATTGATTTTTGATATTAATATTGGATGGTCTGTTCGATTACATGCAAGATCTGGATTGGCATTAAAGTCTGGATTGGTTTTGGCTAATGCCGAAGGTATTATTGACAGTGATTATATTGACCCTATATTTGTGATGATGATGAATATTGGGGATAGGCATCAAATTATAAAAAATGGAGATCGAATTTGTCAGGGAGAAATGATACAAACATATTATTATGGAGTGGAAGAAATAGTCGAAAAACCATTAAAAAAAACAGATAGAGATGGCGGGTTTGGTTCTACTGGATAATATTTTTTACAATCCGTAATTTGGTGCCTATATAATACTGATGAGTCCCAATTGTGGGATTGGTAAAAATATAGTTGTTATTATATTTTATGAAGGAGAAATGAATTGAAATTAGAAGTATCTATGGATGAGATGCGAACAAAGAAGATTTTTGTTGGGACTCCTATGTATGGCGGCCAGTGTCATGGAATGTATACAAAGGCAACGAATGATCTTGCTGCAATGTGTGCTCAAATGGGAATCGAGCTTCGCTTCTTTTATTTGTTCAATGAAAGTTTAATTACCCGCGCAAGAAATTATATTTGTGATGAATTTTTACGATCCGGGTTTACCCATTTGGTTTTCTTGGATAGTGATATTGGGTTCAATCCGCATGATGTTCTTGCAATGGTCGCCCTTGCCCAAGAAGGGTCAGATAAGGATATTGTTTGTGGTCCGTATCCAAAGAAATGTATTGCATGGGAGAGAATTGCGGCAGCAGTAGAATATGGCATTCCGCCGGATGGAAATCCTGCTTCTCTTGAACAGTATGTTGGAGATTTTGTATTTAATCCTGTTGGTGGCGCACAACGAATGGCAATTGGCGAACCAGTAGAAGTTCTTGAGGGTGGTACTGGTTTTATGTGTATTCAGCGGCATGTATTTGAAAAATATGCCGAGGAATATAAAGAGATTGCATCCTATCTTCCAGACCATAATCGGTCAGAGCATTTTGATGGTTCGCGAGAGATTACGGCATTCTTTGATACGATTATTGATTCTCAATCGCGGCGTTATTTATCAGAAGACTACATGTTTTGTCAGTGGTCGCGAAAGATTGGTTTTAAGGTATGGATGTGTCCGTGGATGCAATTGCAGCATATTGGTTCTTATGTGTTTGCCGGAAATCTTCCTGCAATTGCACAGCTTCCGAATGCATCGCATGGCGGTGTAATAGATAAACCTGTTGCAAAGATGGCTGGCTCTGGTGGCCAACCACTTTCAATTAAACCCCCGGAGGTAAAGCCTCCGACTGAACCTATTCCATTTCCAAAAATGAATAAGGAACAACTTGCATCTCGGGCAGAGCGAAGACGGGCAGATGCCGAGGCGCGAAGAAAGAAGAGAAAAGCAAATAAGAATAAGAAATAAATTATGAGTTTTAAATATGATGAGAAAAAGAATCTTAATGATGTTATCGAGTATATCGAAAGCACCTACAATCAACATTATGTGGGCGATGATGATAACGGAACACAGATTCAAGATTTGTTGAATTCAATTGGAGTTGCAGAGCATTTTTGTCAAGGGAATGCAATGAAATATATTGCTCGTTACGGAAGGAAAAAGGGCAAAAATAAACTTGACTTATACAAAGCAATACATTATATTTTATTATTGATGTATTTTAGTGAAACCAGTGAGGAAAATCATGAAAATTAGTGAAGACACACTTTCAATTCTTAATAACTTTTCGACAGTTCAGGGGTCGATTGTAATTAATCCGGGGTCGGATATTTACACGATTTCAAATGGCAAGAATATCTTGGCAAAGGCAACTGTTGATGAAACATTTCCAAAGGAATTTGGTATTTACGAACTCAGTGAGTTTTTGAGTGCCGTAAGTCTTTTGGAAGATCCATCTTTTGATTTTAAAGATGATATAGTAGAGGTCAGGTCTGAATCCATTAAACAAACTATTCGATATGGATATACAGATCCTAGTTTGGTTAATGTTCCGCCTAATGGCGGAAAAGTGGAATTTCCTGAGCCTCCTGATTTGAGTTTTATTCTTACTCAGGATAATTTGAAGTCTATTAAAAAGGCAGCAGGAATATTGAATCTCCCGCATGTTTGTATTGAGTCAACCGGAGATTCTTTGGTTGCAACTGTGACAGACAAATCAAACCAATCAAATGGAAAAGTTTCAAATGGATTTGAAATGAGTTTGCAGACAAATGATGAAGATGTTGATATCACAGGATTAATTTTTTGTGCAACATTTTCTGTGGATAATTTGAAATTGTTCCCTGGGGAATATCGGGTTGAGGTGTCTGGTCAAGGTATTGGACATTTCATTAATCAGGAAATTGAGTTGGAATATTGGATTTCGTCGGAATCTCAGTATTCTACAATTATGAAATAGTATAAATAACGAAACAAACCAAAACCTAATCCAAATATAGCATCAAGCCCGGATGTTCCGGGCTTTGTTTTTGGATGTAAGGAGAGAACAATGAGTGAAAAAATTAAATATTTATTTATATCTTTAGTTATTGCGTCTGTTTTTGTGCTTGGAAACAAGGCAGCAGCAGAGGAAGTAACTAGTGAAGAGGTTACTATTGGAGAGGCGATGGCCGTTTCTTCTTCCAGTGATAATGATGGTGTCATGGGAAATATTGTTTCTATTGATGTTACCGATGATGTTACAGTCAGTGTTGGCGGCGGCGTTCGTGCCGATGCAGATTTTAATATCACAAATGATACGAATACCTTTGCAATTGACAATGCGCGACTAGTGTTTGGTGTTGATACCTCTTATGGTGTCGGCGCTGATATTAGTGGTCAGTATGACGGTACGGGTACAAATAATTTTGACTTGCTTGATGCATCTGTCAATTTTAATCTTCCCGTTAGTTTCTTGGATGAAATCAAGGGTGGGCGTTTTATTGCGCCAGCAGACCAAGCCACATTAGCTGATACATACGGACAGATTACATGGGAGCCTCCTACAGTAGTTTCTAGGTATGCATCTCTTAATGGATATGGTCGTCTTGATGGTGCTGCCATTTATGGCGGTGTCAATGATATTGCAGACGCTCCTGTTTCTGTTAATTATCAATTGGGAGCTTTCCAGGGTCTTGCTACTGACAATGCTCTTGTTGCAGGCCGTCTTGGCGTAGATGTCTATGGCGTAGATGTTGGGTTTGCTTTTCAGACACAGCAAGAAGCCGTAAATAATTCTGACTTTTTGGGTTGGAATTTTGATACTGCATATTCAAGAAAAATTGGCCCCGGAACTGCGACCGTAAATGGCGGATTCTTCAAGTATGATCTTGATGATGCTGCCTATACTCCGGGCACTGGATTGAATGAAGGCTTCGGTGGTTATGCGCTCGGTGCATATGCATTGGACGACTTTGCTCTTAATGCTGGTAAACTTAGTATTGTTCCGCAGCCATTTGTACAATATCAGAATTTCCAATTCAAGGGTGCGAATTCTGGTGATGAGGTAGAGTGGAATGCGGGTGCTAATTTTATATTTCATGAAAACACCAATACTAAATTGACTGTTTCGTATTTTAATAATGAATTGTTGGGTGTTACTAATGAAGGGGTTATTGTAGGATTGCAATTTGCATTCTAAGCATTTTAAAATAATTCATTATTATTTTGAAATGTGATATAAATAGTTACAGTAAGAAAAGAAGCTAAACCCCCCAAATGCCCCACCAGAGATATTCTTTTTCTGGTGGGGCATTCCCTTTACAAAATATGAGGATAATATATTATGGAACTTCGTGATGATTTTATTTGGAGTCAAAAGTATCGACCCCGAGTAATTGAGGATTGTATTCTTCCGCAGTCGTTGAAGAATACGTTTCTTGAATTTGTTGAGCGTGGAGATATTCCCAATCTCCTTTTGTCTGGTACAGCAGGAGTCGGAAAGACTACTGTTGCTCGCGCATTGTGTGAGCAGATGGGCGTTGATTATATCATAATCAATGGTAGTGAAAGTGGGAATATTGATACACTCAGAAATGATGTAAGAAACTTTGCATCCGGTATTTCTATTTCTTCCACAGGAAAGAGAAAGCTTGTCATTCTTGACGAGGCAGACTATCTCAATCCACAGTCAACACAGCCTGCCCTTCGGGGGTTCATTGAAGAATTTTCTAAGAATTGTGGGTTTATCTTTACCTGCAATTTCAAGAATCGAATCATTGAGCCAATTCATAGTAGGTGTAGTGTAATTGATTTTCGGTTTTCCAAGAAGGACAGGCCGAAGCTTGCAATGGGTTTGTTGAAGAGAGTTATTGAAATTCTTGATAATGAATCTGTCAAGTACAATGATGATGTTTTGGTTGAATTGATTACCAAATATTTTCCTGATTTCCGGCGAGTGATTAATGAGTTGCAGCGATATTCGGTGTCTGGTGAGATTGACGCGGGCATTCTGACGAGTATCACGGAGCAGTCGATTAAGGATCTTATGAAACACTTGAAGGAAAAGAACTTCAAGAATATGCGGAAGTGGGTTGTTGAGAACCTCGATGATGATCCTTCGCGAATCTATCGTATGATTTATGATGGATTATATGGTCATGTAAAACCACAGAGTATTCCACAGGCAGTAATTCTTATTGCAGATTACCAGTATAAGTCTGCATTTGTTGCTGATTTGGAATTGAACTTGGTTGCATGTTTGACGGAACTAATGGTAGAATTGGAGTATAAGTAATGCCGTATATTAAACAAAAAGACAGAAAATTAATTGATGAGCAGGCAGATTTTACTGGAATGGTGGGTCTGAATTCCTTTCTTGATAAGTTGGGTCGTATCAGAGAAAGTCATACAGACAATTATCTTGGATTTCATCCTGGCACTCTGAATTATATTCTTACTCGTATTTGCGATTATTGGGTGCGTGATGATATGAGCAGTAGTGTCAATTATGAAAAGTACAATGCAGTGATTGGTGTGCTTGAATGTGTCAAGCAGGAACTCTATCGGAGGCAAGTTGCTCCGTATGAGGATGAGAAATGTGAACAAAATGGAGATGTGTATAGAAATGAGTGATAAATTGAAGCCTGTTGTATATGTGGCTGGGCTTTTTAGTAATGGAGATAGACTCCCGAAACAAGAGCAAGAAAGGAATCGCAATATTTTGCGATACTATAGTTTGCTCTTTATGAAGAGAGGTTTTTCTGTTATTTCGCCTATTGAGAATGACCAGTGGGCATATGATTTGGGTTTGGTCACATATGATGATGTAATTGAATCTGATCTTGCAGTAATCAAGAAGTGTGATTATATTTTTTTCGTCCCCGGATGGGAAGATGGTCACGGTACTGTTATTGAGCATGACTTTGCTGTAGATAATGGAATAACGATTCTGTATCAGGTTCCCACTAAATCTGAAGTTGATCTTTGGAAAATGGATAATGAGGAGGAATGATGGCAAAGCTTGGAGATTTTCTTACAGCAATTAATTTGAGCAAAAAGAATTTGATGGATGAAGACTCTTTGACAGAAAAGGAATATGTTCCGTTTATTGTCAACCGCACATTGTCTTATTTTCCAGACACAGTTCTTTATGCCAATGAAGTAAACTTTCGGGGGCATCTTGACAATCGTTTGCAGAATGATTATCTGCTAAATAGTATTAGAAAGAAAAAGCGATTTGCGAGATGGTTGAAGCCTGATGCGAATGAAGATGTTGATGTAATTAAAGAGTATTATTCTTGCAATTATAAAAAAGCTTATGAGATCGCAAAGGTACTGACAGGTGAACAACTATCTCTTATACATAAACGGATGAAGAGAGGTGGGTTTCAAAATGGAAGGCGAAAAAAGAAATGATGAGACGCCAGTACCAGTAGATTTAAATTCATTAGTAGAAATTGAATTAAACGAGGATGAAGATTTTCTAAAAATCAGAGAAACACTCACTCGTATTGGTATTGCCAGCCGTAAAGAAAAAACATTATATCAATCGTGTCATATCCTCCATAAAAGAGGAAAGTATTATATTGTCCATTTCAAGGAGCTTTTTGCTCTGGATGGCAAAGCCACCAATTTCAATGAAAACGATTTGGGTCGTAGAAATACAATTGTAAATCTATTGGCTGAATGGGGATTATTGAGTTTGGTTGATGTGAATAAGAGTTCCGAACCTGTTGTTTCTTTGGGTCAAATTAAAATTATTGCACATAGAGATAAGGGGGATTGGGAACTTGTTGCTAAATATAATATAGGAAATAAGAAATAATTTGCGATGGCCCCTTGACAAGTAATGTGAGGGTGCTATCTTTAGAATTAAACAAATGCCGATGTTCGGGTTTGTTTAATAAAATGAGATAATTAAATATATCTCGCTTATAATAAGGAGAATAATAAAATGGTAGTAAGAAATAGTATTTTCAACGAACTTCGTAACGACCCGTTTCTTGTGGGATTTGATCAGCTTTTTGATCGGTTGATTTCTTCGGGAATTGGGACAACTCAACAGGCAGCATCATATCCTCCATACAATATTGTAAAGACTGGAGAAAGTGAATTTTCAATTGAAATTGCTCTTGCAGGATTTACTGAGGAAGAGATTGCAGTAACGGTTCAGGATGATACCTTGACGATTGAATCACAAAAGGAACATACTGAATCTGTTAATAATAATTTTCTTCATCAGGGAATTGCCGAGCGTAACTTTAAGAGACGATGGACCCTGAGTCCTACTATTGTTGTTACTGGTGCGACGTTTGTTAATGGTCTTCTCAAGGTTAATCTTAGGAATGAAATTCCTGAGACTGCAAAGCCTCGGAAGATTCATTTGAATAATGGTACTGCGGAAGGTCCGCAGGCTTTGAATGAGTAATTAAACTCATTCTTCTGAGGGGGGAGCTTCGGCTCCCCCTTCTCCATATATAAGGAATTGTTTAATGCCTAGTTTTAGTCGGCGTAGCTTGGATAATCTTTCATTATGTGATCCTCGCCTCATGGCTTTGTTCATGGAAGTTGTAAGGGTTTATGATTGTACTATAATTGAGGGGCATCGCAGCGAAGAACGTCAAGACGAATTATATCGAACGGGATTTTCTAAGGTTCAATTTCCTAATTCTCGTCATAATTCAAATCCTTCCTTGGCAGTTGATGTTGCACCATACCCTATTGATTGGAATGATCGTGAACGGTTTGTTGCATTTGGTTCATTTGTTCGCGGACTTGCTCATGCAAGAAACATTCCTCTCAGGTGGGGGGGTGATTGGGATAGTGATTTTGATCTAAGAGATCAAAAATTTATGGATTTGGTTCATTTTGAAATTAAAGAATAGTCTTTAATTATTAAAGATTGGTAATATATTATGAGCTTTTATACGAATGTAAAAGCCGTTGGGAATGAAATATTTCTTCGCGGTATTGATGATGATGAAAAGCGGTTTCACAAGAAGGTGAAATATTCGCCCACCCTTTTTCTTCCTACAAAAAAAGATTCCAAGTACAAGACTCTTGATGGTCAGAATGTAAAGCCGTTCAAACCTGGGGGTCTTAAAGATACTCGTGAATTTATAAATCAATATAAGGATGTGTCTAATTACAACATCTATGGTAATGACAATTTTGCCTTTTGTTTTATTGGGGATAATTATCCTGATGAAATAGAATATGATATGAATAAGTTGGTTGTTGCCAATATTGATATTGAGGTTGCATCCGATAAGGGATTTCCAAATATTGAATTGGCAGGTTCTCCGGTTATTTCAATTGCAGTAAAGTTCAATAATGACTTTTATGTTTTTGGGTTTGGTGGGCCCGATGATTGTCCTATTGAAGAAACTCTTGCAAAGAAAAATATCAAGTACATATCTTGTCAAGACGAAGATGATCTTCTGGTTCGTTTTCTTGATTGTTGGATGAAATATTCTCCAGACATTGTGACTGGATGGAATGTAAATGGATTTGATATTCCATATCTTTACAATCGTTTGACTCGTGTATTTGACCAAAAGGTTGCCAGGAGTTTGTCTCCGTGGAGATATGCTTCTGTTCGGAAGTTTCATTCTGGTTTTGGTAAAGAACAACTGTCAATTGACCTGAGCGGAATATCCATTCTTGATTATCTTGATTTGTATAAGAAATTTACTTATGCCAATCAGGAAAGTTATCGTTTGGATTATATTGCTAATGCGGAACTAGGAGAGAGTAAGCTTTCGTATTCTGAGTATGGCAGTCTGCACACGCTTTACTTGCGCGACTATCACCGTTTCATCGAATACAATGTTAAGGACGTTGACCTTGTTGACCGTCTTGAAAATAAGATGAAGCTTATTGAGATGGCAGTTGCACTTGCGTATTCT